ATCAGGGCGGTGAGATGGCGACGGCCGTCTTGCACACGGTCGATCCGGCGGTGCCGGTCAAGCCGGTGCGGGCGAGCCGGGGCAAGTGGTTGCGGGCCGAGCCGGTGGCCGCGCTCTACCAGCAGGGCAGGGTGCGTCATGCGGGACGATTTCCCGAACTGGAAGATGAAATGTGTGACTTCGGCCCGGACGGTCTGCCCGGCGGCCGCTCGCCGGACCGCATGGATGCGCTGGTCTGGGCGATTACCGAACTGACGTCCGGCCGGGACTCGGCCCCGCGCATCCGCGATATTCTTTAAGGAACAGGATCTGCAATGGCTTGGAAATGGCCCTGGCCCCGAAGCGCGGGGAACGATGGTGCACGTCTCGAAACCAAGGAGGCCGGAGGAACCGGCTTCATTGCCTTCCATGCGCAGGGCGAGGCAAACTGGACTCATCGCGACTATGCGACGCTGGCCCGCGAAGGTTTTATGCGCAACCCGATCGTGCACCGCGCGGTCCGGCTCATCGCGGAGTCGGCGGCAAGCATTCCATGGCTGCTCTATGAGGGCGTTCGCGAGATCGAGACGCACCCGCTGCTCGACCTGCTCGAACGGCCGAACCAGCGGCAGGCCGGCGCGACTTTTCTGGAAGCGCTCTACGGACATCTTCTGCTGGCCGGCAACGCCTATGTGGAACTGGTCGATGCGGGGGGCGAGGCGCGCGAGCTGCATCTGTTACGCCCCGACCGTGTGGCGGTTGTGACGGATGCCTCCGGCTGGCCGGTGGCGCTGGATCACCGGGAAGGCGCAGCGCGGCGGCGGGTGATGCTGGATGCGGGCAGTGCTGTGCATCTGACGCTGTTCCATCCTCTGGAGGACCATTACGGCTTCCCGCCGCTGGAGGCGGCGCTGATGGCGCTCGATACGCACAATGCCTCCGGGCGCTGGAACAAGGCCCTGCTCGACAATTCCGCCCGGCCGTCGGGGGCTCTGGTCTATGCCCCGAAGGAGGGCGGCAACCTGACAGACGAGCAGTTCGACCGGCTCAAGACCGAGCTGGAGCAGGGTTATACCGGCGCCACGCGCGCCGGGCGGCCGCTGCTGCTCGAAGGCGGCCTCGATTGGAAAGCCATGGGGCTGACGCCCCGCGACATGGATTTCGTCGAGGCCAAGCATTCGGCCAGCCGCGACATCGCGCTGGCCTTCGGCGTGCCGCCGATGCTGCTCGGCATTCCGGGCGACAACACCTATGCGAATTATCAGGAAGCCAACCGGGCCTTCTACCGGCTGACGGTGCTGCCTTTGGTGGCGCGCACGGCAAAGGACCTCTCAGCCTGGATGGGGCCGGCGTTCGGGCAGGGCCTGCGGCTCTGGTACGACGCCGACCGCGTCGACGGCCTGACCAGCGACCGTGATGCGCTGTGGGCGCGGCTGGAGGCGGCTTCCTTCCTGACCGAGGACGAAAAACGCGAGGCTGTCGGCTATCGGCCGCGCCACGCAGGGCAAGGAGACCTGTCATGACGGACATGTCGCAAGGAAGCTGGCTGTGGGCGGCCAAGGGCGCCGGGGCGATCGCCGGATCGGCCGCATCGCTGGTCTACATCCTGCCGCAGGGACGCCGCGAGGCGGCCTCGCGCTTCATCGTGGGCGTGATGTGCGGCGTGGTGTTTGGCGGCACGGCCGGCCTGAAGGTCGCGACCGATCTCGGCATCGAGGAGCAGATCGGCTCCTCCGAAATGGTGTTGATGGGATCGGCGCTGGCCAGCCTGTGCGCCTGGTGGGCGCTCGGCTTCGTGTTGCGATTGCTTGGCCAATATCGGCCCGGCGGTCCGGATCGCGACGAAACGGGGGTGGGCGGCAATGAAAGCTGATCGCATCCAACGCCGCTTCGAGCGCAAGCATGTCGATCTTGTCCTAGATGAAGTGGAAGCCGACGGCACTTTCTCCGGCTACGCCAGCGTGTTCGGCGCCGTCGATCTCGGCAAGGACGTGGTCGAGCCGGGGGCTTTCGGCAGATCCCTGCAAAAGCGCAAGGTCGGCGGCATCCGCATGCTCTACCAGCATGATCCGGCTCAGCCCATCGGTGTGTGGACCGAAATTCGCGAGGACAGGCGCGGCCTGTTCGTGCGTGGACGGCTGACGCCGGGGGTGCGGCGCGCGCAGGAAGTGCTGGCGCTGCTGCGCGGCGGCGCGCTGGACGGCCTCTCCATCGGCTTCCGGGCGGCGCGGACACGGCGCGATCCGGCAAGCGGCATCCGCCGCATCGTTGAGGCGGATCTGTGGGAAATCTCCGTCGTCACCTTTCCCATGCAGCCGGCGGCGCGGGTCGAAACCGTCAAGGCCAGACGCCCCAAGACCGCCACCACCGACGAAAGCGGAGCGCATCAGCTCACAAGGGCAATCCGCCACGCAATCAGCATCATCAACCCGAAAGGACGTTCTCTATGAATGCATCGCAGCCTGCCCAGCCGCTCGAGACCAAGTCGATGAGCGGCGACTATCTGGACCTGAAGGACGCCTTCGGCGATTTCATGTCCACTTTCGAAGCTTTCAAGGAAAGCAATGACCAGAAGCTGGCCGAGATGGACAGGCGGCTCGGCGCCGATGTGCTGACCACGGAGAAGGTGGATCGCATCTCGCGCGCCCTCGACGAGCAGAAGCGGGCCATCGACAATCTGTCACTGAAGCGGGCGCGGCCGGTGCTCGGCCAGATTTCGGATCGTGAACAGGCAACGCCGCCTTCCGAGCACAAGCAGGCCTTCGAAGCCTATATGCGCAGCGGCGACGACCGACATCTGCGCGGGCTCGATGCCAAGGCCATGTCCTACGGTTCGGGCCAGGACGGCGGTTATCTGGTGCCGCCGGAAACGGAAGCCGAAATCGGCAAGCGGCTTGCGGCCATGTCGCCGATCCGCGCCATCGCCTCGGTGCGGCAGGTGTCTTCGGCGGTGCTGAAGAAGCCTTTTGCCGTGAACGGTCCGGCGGTCGGCTGGGTGGCCGAGACGGCTGCGCGCCCGCAGACCAATACGGCGACGCTGGCCGAGCTTCAGTTCCCGACCATGGAACTCTATGCGATGCCCGCCGCCACCGCCACCCTGCTGGAGGATTCGGTGGTCGATCTCGACCAGTGGATTTCCTCCGAGGTGGAAGCCGCCTTCGCCGAGCAGGAGGGGGCAGCCTTCGTGGCGGGCGACGGCGTCAACAAGCCGAAGGGTTTCCTCGATTATGCGAGGGTGGCCGACGCAAGCTGGGCCTGGGGCTCGATCGGCTACACCGTGACGGGTGTGGCCGGCGATTTCCCGGTCAATGACGAGTCCGACGTCCTCATCGATACCGTTTATGCGCTGAAGGCGGGCTATCGCCAGAACGCGCACTGGGTGATGAACCGCAAGACGCAGGCCGCGATCCGCAAACTGAAGGACGGTGACGGCAACTATATGTGGCAGCCGCCGGCCGGCCCCGGCCAGAACGCCATGCTGATGGGCTTCCCGCTGGTCGAGGCCGAGGACATGCCCGATATCGGCACTGACGCGACCCCGATTGCCTTCGGCGATTTCGGGCGCGGCTATCTGGTGGTCGACCGCACCGGCGTGCGGGTTCTGCGCGATCCCTATTCCGCCAAGCCCTATGTGCTGTTCTACACGACCAAGCGCGTCGGCGGCGGGGTGCAGGATTTCGATGCGATCAAACTGATCAAGTTCGGCACGGCATGAGTGTAGCGCTCGCTGCATAAGCCGGCCGATACGGCCCCGGTTTCCTCCGCCGGGGCCGTTTTTCTTTCTCCAATGCAGAGCGAATATATGACGCTGATCAGAACCGTGGAGCCATCGGCCGAGCCGGTGACGCTGGCAGAAGCGAAAGCGCATCTGCGCCTCGATCATTCCAGCGAAGACGAATTGCTGTCCGGGCTCATCCGGGCCGCGCGCGAGGAGGTGGAGCGGGCAGCCGGGCTGGCGCTCATCGAGCAGAGCTGGCGGCTGGTGCTGGAAGGATGGCCGCGCAACGGGACCGTGACGATCCCGCTTCATCCCGTTCGCACCATCCTTTCCGTGACGGCTTACGGGCCGGAGGGCGAGGTCTCTCTGGTCAATCCCTCCTCCTATCAGGCCGATGCCATCTCGCGCCCGGTGCGCATCGGTTTTCGCGAAGCGCCGCCGGCCTTGCGGACGATGAACGGTATCGAAATCGACTTCACGGCGGGTTTCGGCGAGGCTGCGACGGATGTGCCGGATCTGCTGCGCCGGGCGATGCTGCTTCTGGTGGCGCACTGGTACGAGTTTCGCACCGCCTTCGGTCCGAAAGACCAGCCTGTCGGCTATCCGGCCGGTTACGACCGGCTCATTGCGCCTTTCCGGGTAAGGAGGCTCTAGATGCTGGCTTCCTTTCTCAATCCGGGCGCCATGCGCACCGAACTGGCGCTGGAGACGGCCGCCAGCGTGCCCGACGGCATGGGCGGCTTCGCCGAACACTGGAGCGAGGTGGCGACGGTGTTCGCACATATCGAGCCTCTGTCTGCCGATAGCCGCTTCGGGGCCGACAAGACGCTGGAATCGGTGACGCACCGGATCACCCTGCGCATGCGGGACGGCATCGTCGGCGGCATGCGCTTCACCCGCAATGGACGCATCTTCCGGGTCGTCACCGTGCACGATCCGGACGAGACCGGCCGCTATCTGGTCTGCCGGGTGCGGGAGGGCGAGCCATGAATGTGAACATCGTCCTGACTCTCGACGGGCTGGTGCGCGCGCTGCACTGGAAGGCTCATGAACTGGCCGATGAAGTCGAGCTTCAAAGGCCGGAATCCCGCGATGCCGATCGGGCAAAGGAGGAGCGCAATGACCGCAGCCAGCGCTGACCTGCAGAAGGCCATGTTCGCGGCACTGACTGGCAATGCGGCGCTCGTTGCCCTGATGGGCGGCGCACGCATCTTCGACCGCGCGCCGACCGATGCGGCTTTCCCCTATGTCACCTTCGGCCGCACCAGCGTGTTAGACTGGAGCACCTCGACCGAAGAGGGGCTTGAGCATCTGGTCACGCTGCATGTCTGGTCTAAGGCGAGGGGAAGGAAAGAGGCTTTCGCCATTCTGGATGCCGTGCGCACGGCGCTTGGCGTTCCGCTTTCGCTGGATGGCCAGCATCTGGTGAGTTTCCGCTTCGAATTCGCGGAAGTGACCTTCGATGACGACATTTCCGTCCATCACGGCCTGCTGCGGTTGCGCGCCGTGACCGAAAGCGCCGTCTGAACTTTCGTTTCATCACAATCAGGGAGACCGAGATGGTCGCACAGAAGGGCAAGGACCTTCTTCTCAAGATCGATTCGACGGGGCTTGGCGCTTTCGTCACCGTCGCCGGGCTGCGCACCAAGCGCATTGCGTTCAACAGCGAGACGGTAGATGTGACCGACGCGGATTCGACAGGACGCTGGCGCGAGCTTCTCGCCGGCAGCGGCGTGCAGCGCGCAGCGGTGAGCGGGTCAGGAATCTTCAAGGATGCTCAGTCCGACACGCTGATGCGGCAGCATTTCTTCGCCGGGAATATCGTTGCGTGGCAGCTTGCCGTTCCGGATTTCGGCGTGATTTCCGGGCCATTCCAGATCACCTCGCTCGAATACACCGGCGCGCATGACGGCGAGGTCACTTTCGAGATGGCGTTGGAATCGGCCGGGCCGGTCAGCTTCACGGTGACGCCATGAGCGCGAACCGCAGGCGAGGCGAGATCGCCGCAGAACTGGATGGGAAAGAATTCGGGCTGTGCCTGACATTGGGAGCGCTGGCGGAGCTGGAAGCGGCGTTCGCCGCCGAGGATATCGGCAGGCTCATCGAACGTTTCAGCAGCGGGAAGCTTTCCGCGCTCGACATGATCCGCATCATAGGTGCCGGCCTGCGCGGGGCAGGCGAAGCGGTCAGCGACGAGGATGTCGGCAAAATGGTGGCGACCGGCGGGGCAGCCGGCTACGCGGCAATCGTGAGCGACCTCCTGATCACCACCTTCGGCGGGGCCGCGGGGGAGACGACACCGTCGCGCCCCTGAATGCCGCAGCGGGCGTCACCGCCTTTCCATGGGATGAGGTGATGGCCATGGGTCTCGGCCTGTTGCGGCTTCCCCCCAAAGAATTCTGGGCGATGACGCCCATTGAATTCGAGCGCGCGTCGCGGCCGTTTTCGCAGCGCCGGCAGGCCGCCCCCGCGCGTGCCGATCTGACGACATTGATGCGCGCGTTTCCCGATCAACATGCAGGAGGCTGACTATGGCCGATGATGTGACTGTGGCCATCAGGGCCGATGTCGCACCGTTCCAGACCGCGCTCGCCAGTCTGGAAAAACTGTCCGACAGCTTTGGCACCAATCTGGCGGGTGCAATGAAGCAGGCGGTGGTTGGCGGACGCGAGCTTGACGACGTGCTGCGCAAGCTGGCGCTGAACCTTGCGGGCATGGCGCTTTCGCAAGGGCTGAAGCCGCTGCAATCGCTTGCCGGGTCCCTGTTTTCGGGCTTGCTCGGCGGGCTGGGCGGCGCGCTTCCCTTCGCGAAGGGGGGCGTGGTGCCTTTCGCATCCGGCGGCGTGGTGTCGTCGCCGACCTATTTCCCGATGGGTGGACAGGTCGGCCTGATGGGCGAAGCGGGCAGCGAGGCGATCCTGCCGCTGCGGCGCGGTGCTGATGGCAGTCTCGGCGTTGCGGCCGGCGGGGCCAGCGCGCCGGTCAATGTCGTTTTCAACGTGACCGCGCAGGATGCAGCCTCCTTCCGCAAATCCGAAGCGCAGATCACCGGCATGCTGGCGCGTGCGGTGTCGCGCGGAACCCGAACCTTCTGAGGTGGCGCGTGTCCGAACTGGCAAGCTTTCATGACGTGCTCTTTCCGCTCGCCGTTTCCTTCGGGGCGACCGGCGGGCCCGAACGCCGCAACGAGATCGTGACGCTGACATCGGGTCGCGAAAAGCGCAATGCGCGCTTTGCTCATTCCCGCCGCCACTACGATGCCGGAACCGGCCTGCGCTCGCTGGAGGACCTGCATGAGGTGCTGGCCTTCTTCGAGGCCAGGCGCGGTTCGCTGCATGCATTTCGCTTCCGGGATCCGTTCGACATGAAGTCCTGTGCGCCGGTCGCAGCTCCGGGCCCGCTCGACCAGATGCTCGGAACCGGTGACGGTTCGACGCGACGGTTCGCGCTGGTGAAGACCTATGGGTCAGGCCCCGATGCCTATCAGCGCCCGATCTTCAAGCCGGCGGCTGGTTTGCTGCGTGTGGCGGTTGGAGGAGCGGATGCGGCGACCGGAGACTTCAGTTTCGATGCCGAAACCGGAGAGGTCGTTTTTTCCGCCGGCAAGGCGCCCGCAGGCGGGCAGGCAGTGACGGCGGGTTATGAGTTCGACGTTCCGGTCCGCTTCGATACGGATCGCCTGTCCATCAGCCTGAGGGCTTTCAGGGCCGGGCAAATCCCCTCCATTCCACTCATCGAGGTGCAGCCATGAATGCTTACCCTCAGGCTCTGCTCAATCATTTTGCACAGGACGTGACCAGCGTCTGCCACTGCTGGAAACTGATCCGAAGGGATGGAACCGTCCTTGGCTTCACTGATCATGATCGGCGACTGGTTCTCGACAGTGGCGTTTTCGAGCCGGAGACGGGCCTGAGCGCCAGCGAGGCGCGCCAGTCTCTCGGGCTTTCCGTCGATACGGTCGACCTGGAAGGCGCGCTGGCGTCGGATCGTATCCGCGACGAGGACATAGCTGTCGGCCTCTATGACGGAGCGACCGTGGAAACTTATCTCGTCAACTGGCGCAGTCCGACCAAGTTCGCGCTGATCAGGAAGGCGACCATCGGCAAGATCACCCGAGCGGATGGGCGGTTCGTGGCGGAACTGCAAAGCCTCATGCACAGGCTGGATCAGCCCAATGGCCGCTATGTAACGCGCAAATGCGATGCCGAACTAGGCGATGGGCGCTGCGGGGCCAGCCTGAGCCAGACGGCTTTCAATGCGATGGGGCTGGTGGAAGGCCTCGATGGAACCGACATGGTGCGGGTTTCGGGCCTGGATGGCATCGATGCGGGCTGGTTTTCCTTCGGCACGCTGACCTGGACGAGTGGCGCACGGCAGGGCAGAACAGAGCGGATCGTCGACCACAGGACTGACGGATCGCTGGCGGTTCTGACGCTGCAGGCAAGCAACGGGCCGCCATTCGGTGCCGGCGATGGCTTCACGGTAGTTGCCGGTTGCGACCATTCCTTTGCAAGCTGCAAGACGAAATTCGCCAATGCACGGAATTTCCGCGGCTTTCCGCATCTGCCGGGCAACGATGTGGCCTATTCCTACGTCTCCGATGACGGTGTCTTCGACGGTGGCCCGGTGGTGCCATGATAGATGTGGAGCGCGTCATTGCAGAAACCCTGTCATGGGTCGGCACGCCCTACCGGCATCAGGCCGGAACAAAGGGCATAGGTTGCGACTGCATCGGTCTGGTGAGAGGCGTGTGGGTGGCGCTCTACGGACACGCGCCCGATATGCCGGCGGACTACGCGCCGGACTGGTCATGCGGCGATGCCAATGAGGCAATGTTGATGGGAGCGCGCTGGCTTCTCGACGAATGCGGGCCGGGCGAGCTGTTGCGCGGCCGGGTTCTGGTCTTTCGCTGGCGGCCGCATCTGCCCGCGCGACATGCCGGCATCGCCGTTGCCGAAGACAGTTTCGTGCATGCCTATGAGGGCGGACGGGCGGTGGTGAAATCCGCTCTCGTTCCGCAATGGCGTCGGCGTATCGCCGGCGTCTTCGCTTTTCCAGACAACTGAACAGCGCCGGAGCTTTTCATGGCCACCATCCTGTTGCAGGCTGCCGGTGCCTATATCGGCGGCTTCCTTGGCACTTTCGGCGGCGCGATCGGCTCTGCCGTGGGCGCCATGGCCGGATATGCGCTCGACCGGGCGCTGATCAACGGCACGCAGCGCATCGAAGGGCCGCGACTGGCCAGCGCAAGGCCTTTCAGCGCCGAGGAGGGGGCGTCGATCCCTCGTCTCTACGGCACGGCGCGGCTGGGTGGCACCCTGATCTGGGCGACGCGGTTCGAGGAAAGCCGTTCGACCCGGCGTCAGGGCAAGATGGGCCCCAAGGTTACGGAATATTCCTATTATGCCAACGCAGCCTTCCTTTTGTGCGAAGGCGACATCGCGGGCGTCAGGCGTATATGGGCCGACGGGCGTGAGATCGACCGCGAGGCGGTAGAACTGCGGGTCTACACTGGCAGCGAGGAGCAGCAGCCCGATCCGCTGATCGAGGCAAGGCAGGGTGCCGGTAACGCGCCCGCTTATCGCGGCGTGGCCTATGTCGTCGTCGAGCGTCTGGATATTGGCGGCTTCGGCAACCGTATCCCGCAACTGCAATTCGAGGTGATCCGGCCGGTCGGCCAGCTGCACAAGGATGTGAGGGCGGTGACGTTATTGCCCGGCGCCACCGAATACGGGCTTTCGACGACACCGGTGACGAACCGCAGGCGACCCGGCGACGAGACATATGTAAACCGCAACGTGCTCTTCGGCGCGACCGACATTCAGGCCTCGCTCGACGAGTTGCAGCAGACCTGTCCCAATCTGAAGCATGTGGCGTTGGTCGTTTCGTGGTTCGGCGACGACCTGCGGGCCGGCCAGTGCAAGGTCCGCCCGATGACGACAACCGCCATCGATGCTGGCTTTTCGCAGCAATGGCGAGTGTCCGGTCTTTCACGGCAGGATGCTCCGGTCGTTTCCCTGCATGACGGCGGCTCCGCTTATGGCGGCACACCGTCCGATAAAAGCGTCATGGAAGCGATTTCGGAAATCAGGGCGCGGGGCCTTGGCGTAACGCTCTATCCGTTCATCATGATGGATGTGGCACACGGCAACAGCTTGCCAAATCCCCATGGCGGATCGGCGCAGCCGGCCTATCCGTGGCGCGGGCGCATAAGCTGCTATCCCGGCCCCATGCAGCCGGCATCGGCGGATCGGACGCCGGTGGCGAGAACGCAGGTGACGGCCTTTTGCGGAACCGCGCTGAGAACGCAATTCGCCAACTCAGGCGAGACGATCTCGTTCACCGGGGGAACGGACTGGGGATACCGGCGCTTCATTCTTCACTATGCGCATCTCGCCGCAAGGGCGGGTGGCGTCGACGCGTTCCTGATCGGCAGCGAATTGCGCGGGCTGACGACCCTGCGTGACCAGTCCAACGCTTTTCCCTTCGTGGAGCAGCTGGGCCTGCTGGCGGAGGATGTACGCGCGGTGCTGGGACCGCAGACGCGCCTGAGCTACGGCGCCGACTGGAGCGAGTATTTCGGCTATCATCCGCCTGACGGCTCGGGCGACGTCTTCTTTCATCTGGACCCCTTGTGGGCAAATCCGGCGATCGACGCGGTCGGCATCGACAATTACATGCCGCTTTCCGACTGGCGTGACGGGGATTACGGCGGCGGCAATCCCGACGGATTTTCCGGTCCCTATGACTTGCAGCGGCTTGGCGCGTCCATCGCCGCAGGCGAAGGCTTCGACTGGTACTATCCGGATGGGGCGGCGCGTGAGGCGCGCATGCGCGTGGCCATATCCGACGGAGTGCACGGCAAGCCATGGGTTTTCCGCTACAAGGACATCGCCAGCTGGTGGTCCAGCCAGCATTTCGACCGGATCGCCGGCACCGAGAAAACATTGCCAACCGACTGGATTCCCAGGAAAAAACCGATCTGGTTCACGGAATTGGGCTGCCCTGCCGTCGACAAGGGGCCAAACCAGCCGAATGTGTTCCCGGACCCGAAATCGGCCGAGAGCTTCACGCCCTATTTCTCGTCGGGTGGCCGCTCCGATCTGGCGCAGCTTCGTTTTCTCGAAGCGCATATGAAACATTGGAACCCCGCAACGGAAGGCTTCGAGGAGGCGAACAATCCGCTTTCGCCCGTCTATGGCGGCAGAATGGTCGATTTCGAGAGGACCTATCTGTGGGCCTGGGACACGCGCCCGTTCCCGGCATTTCCCCAGCGCGCCGACCTTTGGTCGGACGGGCCCCACTGGAGCCGGGGCCACTGGCTGAACGGACGGCTCTGCAATCCCGATGTCGGCGCGCTCGTTGATGCCATTCTGGCCGATCATGGATATGACGATGCCATCATCGGCGAGGTGGGAGGATCGGTTCAGGGCTATGTGATCGCCGACCCCGCCACCGCCCGCGCGGCGATCGAGCCGCTTTGCGAGCTGTTCGATCTGAGCCTGCGCGAGGAAAACGGCAGGCTGGTTGTCGAACGCTCGGGGGCCGGAGCCGGTGCGGTGATCGAGGTCGGTGATCTGGTCGTGGACGATGCGGAGACCGTGCTGGAAACGGTTCGCATTCCCGATCACGAGCTGCCGGCCGAAGCCTTGATCAGCTTCGTCAATCCGTCGCAGGATTATCAGGCGGCGACGGTCCGGCGTACCCGCACCGGCGTGCCCGGCGCGCGCCAGCACATGATCCATTTCCCGGGCGTTCTGGAACCGGGGCAGGCAGGTGCCCTGCTGGACGACTGGCTGAAACGTGTCTGGTATCAGCGGGAAACCGTTTCCTTTGCAGTGCCACAGCCAAATGCCGGTTTCAGCCCCGGCGCACTGGTGACGCTGCCCGCCTCAGCCACCAATTCCGATTTCCTCATCACCGGCATCGATGACGGGATGACGCGCAAGGTGGAGGCACGACAGATCATCCGCGCCGCGCCCGCACCCTGGCGCGAGACGGTTTTGCCTGCATTACAGCCGCCG